CAAGGCAGAACCAGAAGGTATGCAGGTGGCGCAGCACGCATCGTCTCCTCACTGATAATCTCAATACCAGTCGACGTCACACATCCAACCTTTGCCGGATTGCGCTCAACAGCATACTTCACAAGCTCCGAACCGATACCCGCATACTGCAGAAGGCAGTTGCCCTTGGTGGATGCACCATAGATATAGGTGGTGGCACCCGTAGCCAGGTGAGCCTTGAGCTTGGCGATCTCGACATCGCAGCACGCCATAAAGATGGCATATGTATCTGGATTTGAGAGATGTTCCTCCTCATCCAGGAGCTTCTGGACTATCCGGATATCCTCCGTCCAACGGGACTCCTTCTTTGCCGCAAAGATACGCGAGCTTCCACCGTTGCAGTCATTCAGACTGACACGCACGATCTTGAATCCCGCAAGATCAAGGATGTGCTTGATCTGACGAATGCCGTAATACTCAACGTGCTCGTGGCAGATCGTGTCAAAGCTATTGCGTTCAAGCATCGTCTTGATGTAGCTCTGCTCAAACGTCCACAGACCATCCTCGTGAAGGACTGAGTAGATGTCGCGAGCAAACTGGACCGGATCAGGCAGATCGTAGAACATCGAAATCGACGACACGACCTTGTAGGTCAGCCCAAGCGGAGCCACTGCCTCCTTCGTGAAGTATGTCGGCGTCAGGAAGAGACCCTCATACTCGCTTGCAAACTGCGCACCGGTAGGATCGCATCCGTGACGCTTCAGAGTTTCGGGATACATCTTCAGAAGAGTGGCATCATTGCTTCCGATGTCCAGAACTGCATCGCCATTCTCAAGTGCGGCAAGGAGCATAATCTCATCATTGTACTCCCGGAGGTGAGCACGCATCGTCCCACTGATCCCCGAACGGTAGCCATACATATGCTCATACATCTCCGATCCAGCAACCAGATCACGGAGCTGAACAAGTCCGCACGTATTGCACATCATCAGCGTCATCGGCGTACTGGGAGGCATAGGCTCACCAACCTTGGGGAACCGTGACGTAATGACCTGATTTCCAAGCTTGATCACGTCCTCACACGTCTCCGTCTTACAGATTCGACACGCCATTTTCTTTAGTTTGACGCTACAGCCTGTAAACAGAAAACCAGATCACGCACTTCCGCACACAGCACGGATTCGCGAGTCCAAATCTCCTTCTGGCGCTCTTGTTCCTCTCGGTTCCACTGATGGTGGTAACTATATCCACGTGCACGGTCGTGAGGTGGGATCCTATCCGCAATCTGCAGCTTCCTTGCAATCGCCTTTTCATTCCAGGGATAGAAGCCAAACCACATCACATAAGCAGGAATATCTGCAGTGACTGGATGTGACGGATAATGACGCCCAAGTCCGTACTTTCCATCGGGATATGAGAACAGCGACCGATACATTCTGCGCGTGACATTTACTCGCTCAACCCGGCTCATCATCTCTTGCAAGGTATTCGGATAGGTTCCAACATCCGATGAAATAGCGCCCAGTCCTTGTATGGAATAGTTGCGATCCAGTGCATTTGCAATCAGTTCGCGAATGGGCTTTGCGCTGATCAAGAACTCAGTTGTATTCAGAACCATCTTGTATCCAGACAGCTCACGCTCAATGCTCATCAGCTCCTGATCAATCTCATCTGCGCCAAAGGTGGCATTCACAGTTGTCCTGATTTCCCACGTAGGGCACATTTCACGCACAATGTCCAATGACCGGTCTGTCGAGTGCCAATCGATGATGATCCCGTGATCAAAGATTTTCCGATGGTGTTCAAGCCAGAATGGCAGCAAATACTCCTCATTGTAGATACCCGAAATCACAGTGAGCTTCATTACTCTCTTCCTTTGCAACCTGTCAAAATCAGAATGGAGCTCCATCCTCATTTTGTTTTTGGTTTTCTTGGTTGATTTCTTGTGTGGAGCCCTCGGCGGTCTCTAGTTGCTGTAGGCCAGACCACCCATACCGCTCATCACGCGGAGCACGTTGTAGTTGACGGCGTACACGCGCACCTGCGCCGTGCGTCCCGAGCGGACCGTGTTGACGGACACCGTGAGCTGCAGGGTCGCCTTGTCGATACGCGAGAAGTTGCACGTGCCGCTGGGCTGGTGCTCCTCCGGCTTGAGCGCGAAGGAGTACACGTTGATGCCCTGCGTCGGCGTGCGGGTGTGGTGCTGGTACGGCTGCACGCGGGAGAAGTAGCGTCCCTCGCGCTCCGTGAAGCGGTCCTGTCCGTTGAGCTGCAGCTTGGCAACCTCCACCGGGTTCTTGCCCTCGCAGCGAACGCCAGACTGGAGGATGACCTTGGCGAGCAGGTAGTTCGTCGTGTCCTCGAAGACCACGCCCTGCTCCGTGGCAGCCGACGTGAGCGACGTAACACCCGTGTCGAGCCACGACGCACCGCCCAGCGAGGGGCCAGTCGAGACACCCACACCCGGGAGGTACGGTCCAGAAGGACCGTCACCCTGGGTCGTCGGGACGGCGCCACCCAGGTTACCAGTGCCGATGTTGCCGCGCGCGAGGACGTCCATCACGATGCCATCCGTGCTGAAGTCATCCGTGTAGTTGAACGGCTGCATTCCGTTGACCTCCGCGATGAACGTCTGGAACGGCGTGCAGTCGACATACGAGTCGCGCTGGACAACCCACACGAGCTCCTTCACCGGGTGGTTGAAGTTCAGCTGGATCTTGTTCGAGCTCGACGTGATCGACTCGGCGCCCGTGAACTGGAGCTGCTCAATCAGGTACTCGTGCGTCTGCTGGGCGAAGCGGCGACGCTCCTCTGTGTCCAGGTAGATGTAGTCGATGTACAGCGACGCGGCCGTCAGGGACTGGATCGACGTCGGGGCCGCCGAGCTGCCCACCAGCTCGTAGTACGTGCAGTTGATCCACTGCTCGAACTCGATGTTGATGCGCACCTCGTGGTACTGGAGCGCGATCAGCGGGATCGCCAGACCCGGGTTGCGGCAGAACCAGAACTGGAGCGGGATGTACAGCGTACGCGCGGGCGTGCCGGCACGGGGCGCGCACGTGTTCGTCAGCTCCGAGCCAGCGCACGAGGCATCCAGCGCATAGCCACGACGGTCCTTCATCAGCACCAGGTCGTGGGTGTGTCCGAGCATGTCGTTGAGCGCCTCAACCGTGCCGATGTCCTGCGACAGCTGGGTCCAGATCTGCATCCAGTCGCCGTACTGGCGGTCGATGCGCTGGCCACCAATCTCGAGCTCAACCGTCTTGATGAGACGGTGACCGATGTAGCTGAGCCAGCGGAAGCGGTTCAGCTGGGTGACCGAGTTAAAGTCAACCGCCGGGAGAACCACCTGCACATACGTGCGGTACATCAGATCAGCGTTACGGTTGATCACAGCCGTCACACGCTTGTTGAAGTCAGCCTGACCGTTGAACGTCACCTCAATGGACTCCATCGCGAAGTTGGTATGACGCTTGTAGAGCACCTTCCAGAACGTGATCTGCGGATTGCCCGAGATGTAGATATCCTGCGCACCATAGCTGACGAGCTGAAGAAGACCACCACCCATATTGCTTGTATGATACAAGGCAAGAAAAATTATTTATAGCCTAAGGCGACGCATCAATTGGTGGCGCAGTGCTGCGCCTTAGATTGATGTGTTTAGTGGTGACGGCGTGCGCGGCGGCGGGTCTTTCTCTTACGACCTCCTAGCACACACTTCCCAAATGCATCACGAGTTGCACATTTTGTCTGGGTGGGTCTGAGATTTGCTTTCGCAGCCATCAGAACCGGATCTTCATCGCCGCCACGGCGTACCTTGCGAGTCTTGGGCATTGTTTAATGGCAAGACTTTACGTCGCCGGAAGGCTCCTCCTTACGCCTTGGAGAGGAGGTGAGCCTTCTTGGCACGGGCACGCAGCGTAGCCTTCTTGCCGGACGACTTCAGTCCGTGCGACTTCAGAACGCGCTTGAGGGCCTTGGCGGAGGGACCACGGCGGGTGCCACGGCGACCACCCATTGCAGGGACTTGCGAGTTACCAGCAGGGGAGACAGGAGTAGGAGCCATTTTTGTTTAAAGGGTGAGACAAGTTTTCAGAATGAACGCGGAAACTAAAAAATGGAGCCTCTCGCTGTTGGTTGTATTGTTGGGTTCCTGCTTTTTGGAGGGTTCTTCACATATGCATGTATCAAGGCTAGGCGGCAGTCAAGTAAGTTGGCTAAGGCTCCTTCAGGTCAGAGTCTGTCTGAGATGATTCCCGAGGATCCTACTCAAGGATCAGCTTCGGCGTAATGTGCATCGCCTCCAGCTCCTGCATCCACAACTTCATCGCGTAAGGGATGGTCTTGATCACGAAGTCGGTCTTATTTCCACACGCGCCACACGAATAGATTCCTTCTACGGGATTCACCACCGCAAGCGTGCCACACGTCTTGCACAATCCCGTCTTGAACGGATCGGAAACATCCATCAGACGCTCCTTGGTAAACACCGAGATGCCGTGTGAAAGCATACAATCACGTTCCATCTCACCCACACGCAGACCACCATCACGAGACCTGCCCTCGCACGGCTGGCGAGTCAGAGACACAATCGGACCGCGAGCACGGGAATGCTTCTTGTCGATCACCATATGCTTGAGGCGCTGGTAGAAGGTCGGTCCCATAAAGATCTCCGCCTGCATCATCTCGCCCGTCTGACCGTTATACAAGATCTCGTTGCCGTAGGGATGCAGACCCATATCGATCATATGCTTCTTCAGATCCTCAACCTTGAGGTGTGAATACGGCGTGCCATCGCCCAGCGTGCCCTTGCGAACGCCAATCTTGCCAAAGATGTTCTCCATCAGCTGAGCAATCGTCATACGAGAGGGCACAGCGTGAGGGTTCATAATGATGTCCGGACGCAGACCGCTCGCTGTGAAGGGCATATCCTCCTCATCCATCATCATTCCGATGGTGCCCTTCTGACCGTGGCGCGAGGACACCTTGTCTCCCACCTGCGGGACACGCTCAGACACAGTGCGTACCTTGATGAACGGATAGCCATCTGAGTTCTTGTCCTGCCACACACCGTCAATACGGCACTGCTCAGAGTTCTTGTGCGTTGTCGAAGCATCGCGGAAGGCATATCCCGCAGCATCATTGCGCAGATTCACGACCTTGCCGATGATGACGTCATTCTCATTGATCACCGAGTTGATGATCGGCAGACCATTCTCAGACACCGCAGCGTAGCTCGTGTTCTTGTACTTGCGCGTATTGTGCTTCTGAGGCTTCATAAACTTCTCCTCACGACCAGAGGTCACGTTGCGGTGCTCTTCGTCCTTGTACATTCCGTAGTACAGACCGCGGAAGAAGCCACGCTTGACTGATGATCGGTTCATAATCACAGAGTCCTCCTGGTTGTAGCCACCGTAACAGGCGATTGCAACAATACCGTTGAACCCAAAGGGCATCTCGTGCATCTTCAGGATGTTCATCGCTCGAGTTTCCACGATCGGGCGGGCGATAGAGCAGAGTACATAGGCGTTCTTGTCCAGGCGCTTGGCAAAGTTACCGGCGTAGATGCACATAGCCTGCTTGCCCATAGCCGACTGATAGGTGTTACGGGGCGACTGATTGTGATCCGACAACGGGATCGTAGATGCCATATGACCGACAATCAGGGACGGATGCACTTCGTAGTGAGTGTGTGAGTCCGTCATCTCAGTCTTGCTCATCGCAATCCTGAGCGTCTCCGTCTCCGAGGAGTCGATGTAGTCAATG